GGGGCTCAGCCGTACACCACGCTGATCCACAACACTCCAGGAGTGGTTGCCGCCAACAACTTCCTGTCGGTGTTCAATCCGGTGGGTTCGGGCAAGACGGTCACCATCGCCCAGTTCATCTGCTTCCCGTATGCCACGGGCGCAGCGGCGCCCACCGACAACATGCAGGTGTGGCGCACTACGGCCGCGAGTGCTGGCACGCTGCTTGCCGCAGCGAACATCAGCAAGTTTGCCACGGCTCAGTCGAACAGCATCGCCGAAGTCCGGACAGGAAACCCTACGGCTACGCTGCTGGGCACGGTTCCGGTACTGGCCCTCCCGCCCGCCATTACTGCTGCCGCTGCTGGCGTCAGCTCTACGATCAACATCGTTCCCCCGACCGGGGCTCTGTTTATCTGCGCTCCCGGCGAGGGCGTTATAGCGCGTACCCCTCTGGGTGTCGTCAACCAGATCTGGAGCCTTGGGTTCTCCTGGCTCGAACAGTAAGGAGTCATCATGGCTACGAGTTTCGATCAGCTTGTCTCGCGAGTCAAGCAGCAGCTTCTCGGATACACGAGGGATCAGGCTTCGATCTCGTACCTCGCGTCTCCGATGACAGCGACGGCCACCACCTTCACGGTGGATCCGTCCACAGTAACGAACATCTCCCGAGGACTGGTTGAGATCGGCTCCGAGCTTATCCTTGTGAAGTCGTTCGATCAGTCCTCGGGTAACGTCACCGTTCTCGGTGGCGTCAACGGGCGGGGAGTCGAAGGGACTTCCGCTGCTACCCACTCGGTCAACGACTTTGTCACCGACGACCCTATGTACCCGAAGGCTCGCATCATGGAAGCGATCAACGATGCGATCAACGGTACCTACCCCGACCTCTGGGTGTTCTCCGAGTACGAGTTCCCGAAGATCGCAGCACGTTACGAGTACCCCGTCCCGGCCGAGGTCGAGGATATCTATAAGGTCTACGTCAACACCATCGGCCCTTCGGCTGTGTGGTTCCCGCTCTCTTCGTGGCGCTTCAACCCCCAGGCTTCCACGACTTCTGGCCAGGTGAAGCCGACCCCGGCTCCGACCGGCAAGTCTATCCAGATCATGCGTGACTTCATCGTCCCCGGACGGAACATCCGAGTGACATACTCCAAGAAGCCGAACACCATGACCAACCTCTCCGACGACTTCGAGACGACCACAGGCTACCCGGACAGGTATCTAGACCTGATTGTGTACGGCGCCTGCTGGCGCCTCCTCCCCGCATACGAAGCCGCAAGGCTTCAGCAGTCCCAGATCGAGGCGACCGAGCGCGCTCCGCTGGTCCCGACCGGTGCTGGCTCTCAGGCTGCTCAGTACTACCTGTCGCTGTATACCCGGCGACTGGTCGAGGAACGAGACCGCCTGTTCCGCTTGTTCGAGAACAACCAGGCCTTCAACGGATAAGGAGCGGACATGGCCAACTCTCGTTACTACTCTTCTATCGCGCTTCCCACCACCCTTACGGGTGGTGTGACCAACTCGGGTACCAGTATCGCTGTAGCCTCGACGTCAGGGTTCCCCGGCTCTTTGCCGTACATCCTGGCGCTGGACTACGGCACCGCCACCGAAGAACTGGTGCTGGTGACCGGCGTAGCTGCCTTGACGCTCACAGTCACCCGAGCCTACGACGGTACGGCTGGCTCCAGCCACAACACCGGGGCCGTGGTTCGCCACGTAAGCTCCGCGATTGACTTCACTGACAGCAGGACCCACGAGGCTTCCAGTACGGGCGTACACGGCGTCACAGGGGCCGTGGTGGGTACGTCTGACTCGCAGTCTCTGAGCAACAAGACGCTAATCCTCGCCAGCGGCTCTCTGAAGAACATCACGATGTTCAACCAGGGCCCTTCTGGCATCACCTCTATCGTCGGGGACTCGACCAACCCGAACGCGAACCGGCTGGAGATCAAAGACAACGAGGTAGCCCTCAATACCATGGTCTTCGTGCAGTCCACAGGCGCGATCAAGTCGGTCAAGAACGCATCGGACACCGACGGTACGTACAAGCACAGGGTTACCGACAACGACGGTACTACCGACAGGTTCGCTGTCCTTGCTGGCGGCACGCTGTCTGTGGTTCCCACCTCGACCACCACGTTCGTAGGTCTGGACGTGGTGGCCCCTGACACCACTGTAACCAAGAGGGCTATCAGGGTCGCCGCTTCCGGCGGCGGTACAGAGCGGTTCACGGTGTTCAACGATGGACACACAACTATCGTCGGTCAGGCTGCTGCTCAGACTGTACTCAAGGTGACCGCTGCCGCGTCACCTTCGGTCGACGTGTTCAACGTGTCGGACAGTGGGGCTAACACTCTGGCGGCGGTACAGTCCACCGGCAAGTTCCTGATGAACAAGGGCGCCACAATCGCTCAGCCCGGCGTCACCTCAGGCGCCGTCCTCCAGGTGGGCGGGTCGAACGTCGGCTACACAGGCAACCTTGAGCAGTGGGTTGGTCCCGGCAACACCATCGTTGCGCAGATCAACGAGATAGGAAGCCTCTCGCTTAGCGGTGTCGGTCAAATGCTGTTCGCCGCCAAGGGGGCAGACACGACCAGATCCACCGCTACAACTTCAGATGACCCTGATCTCACGTTCTCAGTGTCAGCCAACTCTACCTATGTGGTCGAGGGCTTCTTCTCTTGGCTCACTTCGGACGCGACGAACGCAGACATCAACTTGGACTTCACCGTTCCCGCTGGCGGAACTGGGCTGTGGTCCGGTATCGGCCAGCCGGTAGGTGCTACCACCACCGACGGGGTTGTTCGCACGATGACTACCGTCATCGATGCGGCCAGAACGTACGGCGCGAACACCGACGCTGGCAACCCTCTTGGAATCTTTATGCGGGGAATCCTCAAGACCACAACTGCTGGGACCTACGCGGCAGCCTGGGCCAGGACCGGAGCCTCTGGCTCTCTGACTCTTCAGCAGTTTTCATTCATGCGCCTTGTGCGCGTACTGTAAGGAGTCACTGTGGCCGACATCGTCAACCGGATACCATTCGAAATCAGCAGCTTCGGGACAGGGGGCGGGGGGAGCTACGCACTTTCCGACTACCGATTCGACTACGCGCTCGGGGGTATCCCGTTCATGTCGGCCACACGTGACCAGTGGCCGTACACCGAGGGCATGGCTGAGATCCGCAAGCAGCAGTACGACGCCAGTGCTGAGCCTGGAGAGCAGTCCCTGTACGGCTGGTGGCTTCGGTCCCAGTCGAACTTCACTGGCGGCGCAGGCCTGATCTACCAGGACCCCGACATCCAAAACCCGTACACCAGGGCGTTCGACTTGAGGTACGCCGACTCCTTGGGAGTCGACCCGTGGACCGGTGGTCAGCTCACGCTTCTTCGTGACGTCACCAACAAGCTGAACCTGACGTCGACCATAGCCAAGACTCAAGGGTACGTCCGGTCCAACGGAGTGGACTCCGCCTGGGTGGTCGACGGTGGTAACTACTGGAACGTGGACAACTCGGGTACTGGTGGTATTGTCTTCACCTCGGTCGGCTCACTGCTCGACCTGTCGGGTACAGGCAACCGCAGCCTGATCCTGATGACCGACGGGGTTTGGAGCGGCGTCGACAACGCCGCGCCCACCAAGATGTTCAGCTTCCCCACGACACCGACCGCTGGCGCTATCGGCTACTTCAAGAACCGCGTGGTCGTAGCTATCGATAACGTGGTGTACTTCGCCCCGCTGAACACAGGTGCGACGCTGGACATCACCACCGGCGCCAACCACTCATTTGTGTACACCGCTGTGGACACCACCTGGAAGTGGACCTCGGTCGCCGAGGGCCCTACCGCTATCTACGCGTCGGGCAAGAACTCCACCCAGTCCAGCATCTTCAAGTTCTCTATCGACTTCTCCGGCACCACCGAACAGGTGCTGCCTACCACTACCGCCTCGATGCCTACCGGCGAACGGATCAACAGTATCTACGGGTACATCGGATCGTTCATGGGCATAGCTACCGACCACGGTTTCCGGGTCGGCGAGTTCAACGGTAACGGTGACGTGGTCTACGGACCACTGCTGTTCACCCTGACCGGTGGATGCACAGGCATCGTAGGCTACGACCGCTTTATGTACGTAGGGTCCGACACGGTCCACGATGGCACCTCAGGGCTCTTCAGGGTGGACTTGGGTGCCGCCATCCAGGAGCAGTCCACGCAGGCTGTGAGGTACGCCTACGCCCGCGATGTCTACACTCGCACCGGCACCGGTCCGGTGCAGTCGGTGTCTATCCTCGGCGCCAGCTCGCGCCCTATCTTCACAGTCAAAAGCTTCGCAGTACTGCTTACCGACGCCACTACGTTGGTACCTTCTGGCTACCTGAAGACAGGGCGGATCAGGTACAACACCGAGGAGCCCAAGCTATATCGGTTCGTATCTCTCCGCACCCCCACCCCTCTTCAGGGTAACGTCAGCTTCTCCCTCCTGACTCAGGACGGGCAGGAGATTCCGTACATCACGTACGGTCCCACGTTCGGGCCCAACGTGGGAGACGTTTCAACACCACAGCCTGCCACCAGGCAGGTGTGGGTAGCTCTCAAGTTCACCCTCACTCGCAACCAGTCCGATGCCACTATCGGCGGCATCCTCAACGGGTGGCAAGTCAAGGCCCTGCCTGGCGCTACTCGGCAACGTCTCATCACACAGACATTCTTGCTGTTCGATGAGGAAATGGACAAGGGCGGGCAGAGGGTAGGCACCGACGGCTACGCACGCTCCAGACTCCAGTCCTTTCAGAGCCTGGCCAAGATCGGAGATGTCACTGTCTTCCAGGAACTGGCAGAGAACATGTCCACCTTGGTGATAATCGACGACTGGAAATACACACAGCTCGGACCGCCTGGTCCGAATGCTTCCACGCTCGGCGGGTACCTCACTGTTGTTCTTCGAACTGTCGCCGAGTCTACCTAGGGGGGTAGAGAACGCGTGATCGACACAGCCATGTTGTCTACAGCGGTGCTGTCTATCGGCACTGCTGTCGGCGGCTTCGCTGGAGGCCGGGTTTCCGGCCGCACCAGCGCTAGCCAGATAGCGACCGACACGGTCGACCTGCTCCAAGCTCAGATCGAGACGTTAAAAGATGACAAGCAGAACCGGGATGCGGAACTCTCGGAGCTGCGCACACGGGTTTCAACTCTCGAGAGCCTCGTTACCCAGCGCGCTGAGGTAGACTTGGTTCACGAAGAGGTTCGAGGCGCCCGAGTGGTGCTCGACAAGATCGCAATCAGAGTTGGTGCATGATGGAGCATGATCAGCAAGAGCTGGTACCTACGTGGTACAAGCCCCAGCCGTTCAGTCCGGCCACGGTGTACACACCGGATGTCATCAGGGATATCCAGCGTACGCTTCAGGTCCCATCGACAGGCGTGCTTGACGCACGCACCACGTCCCACATCCGTGGGCTTCAGCACGTTTTAGACATCAAGCCCAGCGGGATCATAGACCTCGAGACCGCGATCCAGATCGAAAGGCTTCGTAACCGATATGTCTGAGGAGACGAATGAGCAAGTGGATCAAGCCAGCACGGACGGCGATACAGTCGCTGATCGCCCTTATCCCTGTGGTTCCGCTACTGGTCCCTGCACTTGGCCTGAGTGCGACAGTGGGAGTGGGTGCCAGTTTGGTGACGGCAGCTTCACTAGCCTCGGCGGCTATGCAGATACCAGCAGTGGAGAAACTGCTGTCGATTCTCGGATTGGATTCGAGGAGCCCCATCCCTTCGGATGGGTCGGACCCTGAGAGTAAGTAGAACGAAAAGAAGGCCCCGGCGTCAAGCCGGGGCCCCTTTTTTTATGTCCTCTTACTTCTCCGGATCGTCGAGCATCTCGCTGAACAGAGCGTTGGCGATGATCTCTGCCTGTCGAGCGTTCTCGAAGGTCTCTTCGGTGTTGTGCAGCGCCATCGTCTCCTTGGCCATCTGCTCGGCCTGAACCGCCTGCTGGTATGCGTCGTAGCTCTTACCCATTTTACGCTCCTCGATCCTCAAGATCAAACGGCCCCTTGCCCTGCTCACCCTCACGTGCCTCATCGAAGTTGTTGAACCTCAAGAGTTGTTCGACTTCCTGGACGAACCACTTACGAGCTTCCTCCTCGTCGACCGGGATGTCCTCGTACAGGTTGGTCCAATCCCCATCGAACACGAAGTAAACGGTAGCGCCAGCGGCGATACCCTCGCGCTCACCCTCGACCCGGATGGACCCCTCGGACTTGACTGCTTCACTCATCTTCTTCACCCTTACGCAGCGCCTCTGGGATGTAGATGTCGGACTCGGAGCGACCCGTCAGGGTCGCCCACTCCTTGCGGTAGCTCTCTTCAGTGTCGTTCATCTTCATCTCCAGGCTGCTTGGGCTTCGGCTCGAGGATGGGTGTGGCGCCAGGCCACTTGCTGTCGTCGTCGTTGTACACTACTACCCTCGCTATCTTGGCGTGTTCGATGAGGTTCAGGCACTGCCGACAAGGTTCGTCGGTCACGTACAGCGTCGCTCCAGCGCAAGCCGCAAGGCCTGCTTGAAGGATGGCGTTATGTTCGGCGTGGATGGCGTGACAGGGGAAGGCGTTATAGTCTGACCCGGGCGGCACTTCGGACACAGGCATTTGTCCTCTAGGACATCCCCCATCCACACAATGTCGTAGCCCGCTAGCGACTCCGTTGAATCCATTGCCGATCACCTTCCTGTCTTGGACAACCACGGCCCCCACCTGACGGCGGGAGCACGTGGCCATCGTAGACCACAGGGTGGCCAGGTCCAGAAAGAACTGGTCCCATGTGGGTCGGGTCATCCCGCCGGACACCCGCAATGCGGGGGAAAGTGCGGGGGGTTGGTGCAGTTATGGTCAGCCACGCCATTCACCCTTCGCGTTCTTGCTGTCGCCCTCGGCCTTGTTCGCCTCGTACTGGGCGTCGAACTGGTCTGCCTTCTGCTGTGACTCCTCGGAACTCGGGTGCGGTCCGTTGCCGTACGGGCCCTGCTGCTCCGGCTCCCCGCTATGCTTACCCATTATCGGTTCAACTCCTGGATGTAGTAGGTGTCGTGCGAAAGTCCGACGAGCTTGGTGGACGGGACATCGAAGGACATGTCCTGCGGGTCGATGTCGCTGCCGAAGGCCTCGGCGATAGCGCTGAGGTCGTCCCATGCCTCGTCCTCGGTCGTGAAGAACTTGCCGCCGACCACCTCGGACAGGTCTTCCTGAGAGTCGTCGGGAGACCACTCGTTGATGATGATGTAAACGCTGTCGATCTCGGACACCTTCAGCTCCTCTAGCGCTTCGTGCTTCCAGTTGGTAAAGTCCTTGGTCAACTCCCGCTGCTTGCGGTAGTTTCCCCACGCCCCGTATCCGTTGCGACTCTCGCTCTTGCTCACTTCTTAATCCTACCTAGGAGGTAGTCCTTGCCAGCCTTGAGGAACATCGAGTTGCTGTCCTCACCGTCAGGCATCTTCATGCGGATGACGTTGGTCAGGTTCTCTGACATGCTCGTCCACAAGTCCTTGCCTGCATTGTCTCCGTCCTCAGCCAAGTATACACGGCTGAAGTCCTCGAAGACGTTGACGTAGTGCTCTTTCCAGCTCTCTGATCCGGAGATGCCGACCGCCGGTACGCCGATCTGCTGCCAGATCAGGGCGTCGATCTCCCCTTCGGTCACCACGCACCACTCGTCCGCCCAGTCGAGCACCTGAACACCGTACAAGCGGACCTCGGTGCCTTTGCGCTTGTCGTACTTCTGGTGGAACCCGGTGACCTCCTTGCAGTTGTGAGGCTCGAGGCACCTGAAGACCATAGCCACCGGACCGGCGTCGGTGAGGTACGGGATGGCCAACCGGCCATCCATCCTCTCGTGACCCGGGAGTGGGTTACGAACTACGCCAAGTCCTTTTGAACGAGCGAACTCCAGATCCAGACCGCGTGCCTCCAGCCATTCGGCCGCGTCTCCCAGATGCTCCGCGTACTGGAGTGTCGCTCGCTCCAGATATCTCCGTTGCTCTTTGGACAGCCCTGGCATAATCAACCCCTTCGGCCTGCATGATCACTTGGACTGCGCTTCCGGTGGGGCAGTCTCCGTTGGCGTGACAGTTGTAGAGCTGTTCGTTTGTGTTGACCGACCCCGACGCGTCCCGGTCTTTGTGGAACGGACACTTGTATGCCCGCCATCCGTAGCCCTCAGGCGCAGACTGTCCACCAAAGTGCTCCAGGATGGGTGAGATCGGGAAGGTCGGGAACTCACGGTCGGTCCCGCTTCTTCCACGCATCTAATCCCCTCTCAGGGTGACGATGGCATCGGCCATCGTCCTTACCGTACCGCGTGGTGTCCGGCTTCTTCGGCACCCCGCACCGACAGGCTGGCGCTAGAGGGTCACTCCCCCTCACAGGGCCCACCAGAGCTTGCGTGCATGGGCTTCATTTTCCACCTTGGCCAGCACGGACCGGAGACCGACGGCGTACTCGCCGTCGCCGTACACCACCTCATCGTCGCCGTAGTACACCTCATCGTACACGCAGGAGTGAAGATGCTCAAGCTCTTTGTCAGTCAGTTCCATCGAGGTACTCCTCGGATTCGTAGTAGCAGTCGTTGCCGTTTATGTACTCGTACAGCTCTTCGATGAACCGAGGGCAGTCGGCCCAGTATCCGTAGTTGAAGTCGACCTCACCACTCCGAGTCGCCAGCCTGGCGGTCAGCTCGAAGCTGTCGTCTCGGGTCCACGAGGAGTAGCAGCCGCAGATCCAGCCCACGTCGGTGGTGATCACAGACACGTCGCCGGGAGCGCCGTGAACCTTGGGGTCGTAGATGCTGGAGTCGAAGAACTTCTCCAGCATCCAACCGTTGACCTGCTCATCAATCAGCGTCATCGGGCTTCACCTTTCCTATCACTCTGAATGCTGGCGGACTGTACAGGTAGACGAACACCCTATGGGCGGCGTCCTTGTCGTCTCGCAGGTGGGCGAGGATGGAGTTGCAGGGCTTGCAAAGCAAGCCTCTGACGAATCCGGATCGATGATCGTGATCTACAGCAAGCTTGCGCGCCTTGCCGGTGGCTCGCTGGCAGATGTAGCACGAACCTCCCTGCGCCTCATAGAGGGCCCAGTATTGCTCGGCTGTCAGTCCGTACCGGGCCATGATTCCACGGGCCCAGGCAGCCTCCTTGAGGGCGTCCCTGCGCTCCCTCTGACACGTCGCACACCGTGGGCCGGGCGCCTTGAGCGCCCGAGTGGTTGACCCGCAGTCCTTGCACCCCCTTTGAGTCACGTCAGGCTCCGGTTCTTTACGAGCTGCTTGAGGCCTGCGATGTCGTACGTGGTGTACTTGGACGCGAGAGCCTTATCGGCGTACCCACCCCAGTAGCTGCCGCACATCAGTGGATCGGCCCCTGATTGCACGCACTTAGGTGCGTGGCCAAGCCCGACCGAGTGTCCGAGTTCGTGGCTCACCACGTGACGTCGGTAGACCTCACCCTTGGTGTCCCAGTTGGACTTGGAGAACATCACCTTCGAGCTGTCCGAGTGGTTCTGGTACGAACACATGTACGAGTACGATCGATCGGTCGCCGAGTCCAGCCTGATCACAATGCGATGGCTGCCCGAGCTGGTGTGGCCAGGGCAGTTGCTGCCCCTGTAGGACGGCGCCACCGTGGTGCTCACCTTGAACGTGACGCCTGTGTTCTTCTGTAGCTCGGCGGCTGTCAGCTTGGCGTAGCTGGACATCTTGGTTTGGGTGTACGTGTCGTAAAACTCCACGTACCAGGTCTTGGTGTCGAGGTACTGAATCCCCGCCTCGCTGGCTATGTGCCAGCCTGCGGTGCCGTAGACACGGTTGGCTGCGGATGCTTGTGTTGCCGGGCCGAAGGCCACCGCAAGAGCGGTAGCCACGACGATAGACTTCCTGTTCATCCCACTATCGCTTTGCAGTTGATGCACTGATTGACGTACTTACCATCGATCCACACCGCGACAATGCACGGCTTGTCGCAACACATCAGCGGTCCTCCGGGTCTGCCTCTTCGAGGCCATAGCCGTAGTGGTAGCCATCCCAGTTGTCGACGCCTGCGTCTCGCAGGTTCTGAAGAAAGCCCGAGTCGGCAACAAGCGAATCGTACTCGCCCTCACCCAGGATCCAGACGTCATCCTTGTGTACAGCCATCAGCTCTCCCAGACGTTGATCTTATCTTCCTTGTCGGTCCACGGCCCATCGACGAACAGGCTCTCCACCGGTTCGGGCTGGTCCATCTCTTCGATCAGACAGATGGCGGGGTTTGCCATCATCTTGAAATACTTCTTGCCCATCGGATCCTGCGGACCGAACCGGTTCTTCACTGTGGCGACGTCCAGAGTTCCAGCGTAAGCGTCACCCCAAAGAGTGAGAATGAGCGTTGGTAGCTGATTCGCCTTACCCATGATCGCTGACCTGGGGGGCGGCGATCCACCCTTGGCGCTCTCACTTGTATGGTGAACAATGGTGACAGCAGTCTCTTGCTCACGTGCTAGATCCTTAAGCTCGGCCATCAGTGCCCAGTAGTTCTGCTCCCCCGCTCCTTCGTAGTCGATGTCCATCATGATGTCGATGACAGTGTGGTGAGGGTACTCACCCTTCAGCTCACGGAAGGCTTCTGCCTCCCGCCACATGTGCTCAAGCGTGGGGCTGGACTTGAAGGACCACCGGATGTGACCCATATCCTTGAGAGTATCGTAGGCGAGCTGCTTTTGCGCCATCACCCACGACTCGGTCTCGTCGGTAGGCGTGCCGGTCAGCATGGAGAGAGACCGGCTGGCCATGGTGAAGTCGTCCGAGTCGGACGAGTGATACAGGGTGGGCACCTTGGTGCCCATGCGTCGGACGATGTTCAGTCCGAGCACCGTCTTCATAGAACCAGGAGGTCCGGCGATCATACTGATAGAACCACGCCGGAACGTCATCTTGTTCTCATCGAAGATAGGCCACGGGGATGGAAGCGGTTCTCCCGAGGAGACGCCGCGCTTGACGGTACGGTGCAGGGTTTTTATGGCGTCACTCCAACTTGGGTTGAGTACTGCGCGGACCCCTGCGAGGGTCACCCCTCAGAGCTGCCCTTGAAGTCGATGTCCGGCACGATGACCGACGGCTTGAAGATCACCTTGTACTGGGTGACGCTCACCTTGGCAGCCTCGCCCTGCTCCACGAAGTATGAGACGTTGTCGCTGAGCCCAAGGAAATGCTTCTTGTACTCGCCGGGGCCAACCTTGCAGGTAACCTCAAGCTGAGACTCCTCGCTGTCTACAGCGATAGAGCACAGACCCTCGATGACCATAAGGTACTTGTCGGTGATGCCGTTGAACATCACGATCCGGCGATTGATCTTGAAGTTATCAGCATCCTTAGACAGGTTGCTGGACGCCACATCGGCGTCACTGGAACAGGCAGCCACGCCGAAGGTGAGCATAGCCAGCGAGCCAGCGATAGCGACAGTCTTCTTGCGGTTCACGGTTTCTCCTTGGGTTGAGTGCTACGTGGACCCGGCAGGAATTGAACCTGCATCACGTGCAGCTCCTGCGGAGCCGACTCCGTGGCTTTAACGTTAAGCGACGAGCCCTGCAGGCACCCCCGAAGGGGTGCCCTTCCTCAGTTGTCCGGGAAGATCTTCCGGAGGTAGGCCTCGGCGCCTTCGCGGGCGTCATTCACGCCCGCACTGTAGGACCCAGCGGTCTCTAGGTTCTCTTCGACGTAGTCATCAATCTCCTTGTGGAGATCAACGATGATCAGATCGATCAGCGGCATCAGCCGCTGGCCTTGACCAGCTTGACCACGTGAGTCTTGATGTTGCCCTCACGCTTGACGAGCTTCTTGCCGAGGGTGTCGCCTTCGTTGATCTCCCCGCCAGCCTCCTGCACCGCAGCCTTCAGGCCTTCTCGCTCATCCTTCGAGTTGAACGGGATGCGAACCGACGTGCCCTCAGGGGTGGTAACGGTCACCATCACCTGGTGGACCGGGTTGAGGCCTGCGGCCGTAGCCTCCTGCTTGGCAACGCCCTTGGGCTTACCGTCGACCCAGAACTTCTGGAGTCCGATGCGGTTGTTGACGCTGTCCCACTCGAAGACCGGGGCGTCCGTCGAGATAGAGGTGACGACGCCGGTAACGGCCTCGCCAACAGTCTTGAGGTTGACGACCTTGGCGCTGTCTCCGCCGCCGAACAGATCATTCAGTGTAGCCATTGAGTCTTGTTCTCCTTTTGTTTTTGTGTATCCGACTTGCTCCCAGTCTATCTGGAAGCTCACCAGTCGATTGTTGCTACCTTGGCAGGCGCTTCCGGCGCCTTGCTTCCAGTCTCCCACGGCTTGGGCTTGGCGTCAACCGTGGCGCCCTTGTTCCAGGGGGCGTCGCCGTGCTTGGTGAACTCAGTACCGCCTACCGTCACGGTATCACCAACCTCGTGCTCAGGAACCTCTGTGACGCCGCCCAAGCCCTCGTCCAGCAGCTCCTTGGCCTGGTCCTCGACCTCGCCCTCTGGGTCGCTCACAGGGGCGCTCACGTCCACCGCAGCACCCACCTTGAACCCCTGGGAGAACAGGTTCAGGTAGACCGCAGCCGCCACGCCGAGAGCGTGGCTATCAGCGACGGACTCCAGACCCAGCTCTTCGGGCGTGGCCCGAACCTTCACGTTGCCGAAAGCTACGGTCGGTAGCGTGATCTCGATCTCAGCCATGGTTGTCTGTCTCCACCTTCTCGTCTTCGTTCTGGCAGGCGAGGCAGTAGTACTCGCCATCGATGTGATCGTAGTACATCTCATCCTCGCCGTGCTCATAGCACGACGCCTCAGCGTATTTCACGTTGAACCAATCGTCGTCTTCTCGACTGCCCATCAGTACCCTTCGATCATGAACGGTCCATCCACGATCTTCATCCAGCCCTCCGGCTGACGTTGATGCACCGAGGTGATCAGCTTGACGTGCATGCCATCCTCATCATCATCCCAGTCCAGCGTGACGTTCACGCCTTCGGCGCGCGCCTCCCGAATGGCCTTCGCTATCAGGATAGCGTGGTGTTCGGCCGGTGTCATCAGACTGTCCACACAGGGGTCGCGCTGTCGTCGGTCGGGTCCGTCAGATTCAGCGCCCATCCGCGCTCGATGACCAGCTTGTAACCCTGCTGCTCGGCCCGGGTGAGCGCCAAGAAGATAGCGTTCGCCGCCTGCTGAAGGGTCCTAATAGGGGAGTCCGTCGTCTGCTGATCGGTCATAGTACTTGCTCCTCGGCGTAACGCCTGCGTTGACGAGACAGTTCTCTTGGTTGAAACAGAAGCGACAGTTGAAGCCAGCGTTGGTCTGGTACTTCTTGTCCTGCATCAGATCGTACACCGCTTGGTACTTCTTGCCAACCTCTAGCGGGTCGACCTTCGAGAGGTCGACGTACCTGGTACTGGCCGAGCCAGGCTTGAGCATCACGTACCTGCCATGCCACTTCAGTTCAGCGAAAGCATCCTTGCCTTCGGTCATCAGGGCTTTGTACGTGATGAGCTGGAAGTTGTCAGGCTTGGTGCTGCCTGTCTTCCAGTCCCAGATCACCGGACCCTTCTTCTTGTGCTCACCGATGATGTCGATGAACGCTTTGATCGGTACAGACAGGCCTGGCAGCCTGCCTGAGGCGTCGTACTCCACGTGCCATACATCGATGTCTTCCAGCTCCTCCAGGGCCTTAGAGAAGCACTCACGCACCAGCGTGAGGGCTTTATGCCCCGTCACCGGGTCAGCCCTGGGGCCTCCCGCCAACCACTTGGAGGTATCAGGTTCGATCAGCATCTGCTTTTCGATCAGCGGGTAGAAGTAGTCCTCCGCCTTCGGGAGGGACCCGTCCGGGGTCCCCCATTCCGTAAGCCAGAACTCGATCATGTCGTGTACCGCAGACCCGATAGGGATGTACCAGGTCTGCTTCTCTTCCGCCTTCCGGATCTTGGAGAGATACCATGAGCGGGGACAGGATGTGTACGTCTTGTACTGACTGAAGCTGATGTAGTCCATGTCTCCAGTTTATCACCCCTCCTCACACCATGCGCAGTAAGGAGTCACCTTACCAGTGGACTTCCTAAGACGCCACTTGGTGACTGTTGTGTCCTTGTGAACCTTGCACTCCCAACCGAACCACTCGTCTCGATCGTAGGTCGGAACCCTGGTGGTAGCCAGGCGAGTGGGCTCCAGCCCACCTCGCACAGACCAGTGTCGATCGGAGTCTGTCGACTCTTCGAGGCAACGCTTCTTTATAGGGCAGGAAGCACAGTAAGTCAAGGCCTCCTTGACCTTCATCTCATTGAACTTCCGGATCTCGAAGTTGTTTAGATCTTCGAGCCCTGGATCAGTACCCTGAGACATCTGGAACAGCTCTGGATTGATGCCGCCGCAAGCGGCATCATCTGTCCACACATGCTCACGAGGCAGTCCCCTGAAGGGATCAAAGGAGTACCTGACCAGCTTGCCTGTGTACTGATAGTCCAAGTCTCGGACCTGATCGAGTCCGTTGGTTGTCGTGTCCTTCACTGACCTGTTCCACTTAGTCATGCAGTTTCCCTCCCCGCTAGGGACGCGCCTCAGCGCGGCCTACCGGTGTCTACTGAGTAGATACTAGGCGCATGCTTGCACCATGTTCGACCGTCGCCGTCGCTGGGGCTCCGTCGAGTCGATGTGCTCTGGCGCCTAACTAGCCTCTTGTTAGAGACAACGCGGATGCATTCCCATCCATTCCCGGCTTCAGGAAAGTTTCTGTTGGATCTGTCCGATCCGGCTGATGCCAGCCTGCCGGACAGCCTTGACTCCCACAGCCTGCGGTCGATCGGCCTTCCCTCGGGCGTCGGGTAGCTCTAGGCGGGCCGCAGCGGCGGCACTGACGGCCCTGCAGGGCTCGTGCACCCACTTCCCTACCCACTTGACCAACAGCTCGCCAGCGGGGTACTCAGAGGCGCAGAGATTGCAGCGTCCTGCGTATCGAGCCTTCACGGAACTCCTCTCAGATTTTTTTGAGGTATGTGACCTACGTCACACCTCTTCGGTCTTGCCATCCTGTAGGACAATCGGCTGATCGGCCCAACGTTGCCTTACGTAGCCTGCGTGCAGCCCTACAACCTTCTGTAGTACGTAGGACACGTTCTTCTCGCCGTAGTACGCCAGCAGTACGTTCAGGTCCTTCGCGAACTGGTCTGTCATACGTACCGTGACCTGCTTACGGTCACGCATGTCGGGGTGGAGTGGCTTTGTATTACCGCTGACCTGCATGTTTCACCTCTGTGCTACAATTAGAGTATGGCCAAGACTAAGACTACGCTCATCGTGCCCGACGTGCAATACCCCTACTGTGATCGAGTGGTACTCGACAAGATTCTGCATGTCGCCGAGCGGTACCAGCCCGACCAGGTAGTACAGATCGGGGATGGCATCGACTTCCCTCAGGTATCGCAGTGGTCCAAGGGTACGGCAGGCGAGTACGCCGACACCCTACAGGAGCACATAGACGGCTATCGGCAGGACTTCCTGGTCCCGCTTCGGGAGGCTGCCCCTCAGACGAAGATCACCTGGATCGAGGGTAACCATGACCTTAGACTTCGGGAGTTCGTCCGCAAATACGCCGCGCCACTCACCAACCTGAGGGCGCTGGAGATAGAGTCGCTCTTCGACCTGAGTGACCTTGGCATCAGCTACGAACGTGGTCCGCTCCGTGTAGCCACCAATACGCTGGTAGTACACGGCCACGAGGCTGGCGGGTACTGCGCTTCCGCCTCTGCCTGGGATGCCAAGTTCGCTAAGAGGTACGGGAGCGACAAGAACATAATCTTCGGACACACTCATCAGCCTTTCCTGATCACCCGAGCGTTCGGTTACTCGGGACGTGTCTCGCCGAGGTTCACTATGAACGTCGGAAGTGTGATGGATCCCGTCGCCGCTACCTACGTCAAGGACGGAGCGGTGAGCTGGCAACAAAGTTTCGCCTGGCTTGAGGATGACGGGAAGAGAGTGTGGCCTGAGCTTGTCACGCTGGTGGACAGGCTCGGATATTTCAAGGGATCGAGGATCTGATGATTGACTGGACGCGACTTGCCCCGACGGTTGACCGTGCCGCCGGGATCGCTAAGTCCAATTTCCCTGCACACCACAGCATCTCCGATGTCAAGCAGGAGATCTGGGTGTGGATCATGGAGAACAAGCCTACGGTCACCAGAATCCTCAGCGAAGAGAACGGCCCGAACGTGCTGGTAGGGTATCTTGTGCGTGCTGCACAGACCCACCTCAAGACGGAGGATGCACAGGTGTACGGGTACGCCGAGGAGGACAGGTTCTATTACTCCATTGGTCTGATCAAGAGCATCCTGGAGGTGGTGTTCGACCACCAGGACTGGCAGAGTTTCGCTACTGCCCTTGACGCGATGCCTAAGAGCAAGCAGGACCCCAGCCATGCTGGCAACAACCTTGCATCCTACTCGGATGTCAAGTCTGCCGTCGAACATCTTCCAGAAGATCAGTATAACGCGGTTGTATGGCGGTACAAGTACCGCAAGACTCTTGCCGACGTAGGCGCAGAGATGGGCTTCACTCGGCAGCGTGCTCAGCAGGTGTTGGACATGGCCTACAGGGCCATTCAGACCCACCTTGGACAGAAGGAGCTGAGCCAGCTTCGTAACGGCCACGAGGGCCGTACGATGGCTGCTGTACTGCGAGGAGACACGGCTCAGCACGTCGTCGAACGAGACTACGAAGGCTGATGAGCGGGTGCTTACGACTCGAACGTAAGTGTCTGCCAGCCACCCTGGGAGCCCCGTCTTTCGGCGGGGCTTTTTTGGGTTACTCCTCAGTGCGGGACAGCGCGTCGATAAGATCATCGACCAGCTTATAGTAGCGGACCTGATACCACCAGGCCAGTGCCGAGGTGGCAGCGAACCCCGCGATCAGGGTCCAGTCATAGGCTCTCACTTGTCCTCCTTGTTGAACCTGATGAAGTCCACTCGGAAGTTCCCGAGCTGGACGGTGACGTACCACTCACTCCAAGAGTACAGGTCGTACATCAGCCAGCCGTTGTGCTTATGCTTGCTCACCAGGATATCTCCTTCACTTCGACTTCACGCTGATAGTACCGCTCGAGGTACTTGTTGCCGTCCGTCACGAGAGCACCGGTCTGGGTGTTCATCATAAGGACAGTCTTGGGCCCTATGGCGATGACTTCGAACTTGTGCTCGCGCTGGTGTTGCGAGACCAGGTCCCCGGCCTTCCAGTCGGGGTTGTCCCACACCTCAGCGACGTCGTCGTCGGTCATCTCCAGGAGCTTACCCTCTACCCGCTTCTTCGGTCGGTACTCCTCGCAGTGAGACCATAGGTTGTCGTCGATCTTGCCCAGACGCCCGTAGGCGTCGCTATCGGTGACCACCCAGACCGTATCACCATCGAGCCACGCAACACGCCTCACCTTGCCGTCAGGGGCCTTGAAGAGCATGCCCAGCCTCAAGGGCTGGGCGGGTTTCTTGAGCCCTTTGGTGAGCGCGTCGAGATAGCCCTCGACGATCTCTTTGGCTATGTCCTCCAGCTCTCGACCTTCGGTCTTGTCCGAGTCGAGGAACCTCGCGACGGCTTTGATTTGATCGGCCTTGCTTGGCAGTGGCATGCCTCCCCTTCCGCTTGCTGCGGACTGGCCAGCACAGAGCGAAGAACCACCATCCGGATGACAAGTCCTTAGTGCCCTAGCCGGGCCACTGGTAGGTGCCTACTTATATTTCGGCGAACTCTGTGCTGACTAGACCGCGCAGCCCCGGAGGGCTGCGACGGAGGTTAGACCTTCTCTATGGAGATGGTCACCTTATAGACGTTCTCGTCGTAGACATACTCAGGGTAGTCGTCGAGTAGACTACTCTCGAACCCTTCTGAGATCTGTCCGAGGATGTCGTTTGCGTCGAACACTCCAGACCTCCAGAAGCCAACGCCTGTAGCGCTGTCCTCTCGATTGATCTTGAGCCCCATCACGCCTCCTTCGGAAAGACCGGCTGGCTAAGATCGATCAGGCCGTTGCCTACGCTACTCACGATCGCTGCGTGAGCGCCCTTGAAGTTGCCCCATTCGGAGTGGGTCTGCAAGAACCGGATGGACTCACGCCGTCCGGTGTCGTCAAGCTTACGGAGGTCCGCGAGGCTACCCTTGCCCACGTAGAACACGCAGGTCTCGTACAGGTCGGGAAGGTCGCTCGCCTCAAGCCTCTTGAGAACGAGCTTCAGCAGCGTAACGGGATCGGACAGGTCGGGATTGTCGGCGGAGACTACCGCGTAGTCGCCTGCGTAGGTGATGATCCGACCGAACTCATCCTCGTCGACGATCATCTCCTCATCGACCCGGTGGTGGATCGCGCAGTCCTCCCCTGCCGGGCAGTCCTTGCCGTCGAGATCCATCTCAGACAGAGCCTGACGGACGATCTCCTCGGCTTCCTGCTCGATGCCGGAGGGCTGGTTCTCTTCGTTGTTCACTTGTCCCCTGTCTTTTCCACGCGATTGGCGCTTACGTAGTCGAACACCACTTGACCGCCCAGGCCGCGCCTTGCTTTACAGTCCGGCACGTCGTACTCCCGCACAACAAACCCCGCTTGTTCGAGGAGCGGGAGGGAGTCCCCGAACCACCAGTCTACAGCTTCCGGGGAGTCTACTCCGCACACCTCGAACGAGGAGATTCCCCTGAGGCACGGGTCCGCCCAGGGCGTCAGGTGGAGACCGTTGTTCATGTTGCGCGCCACCGCATTCAGCGCCCTGTAGTACTTGTCTCTGACCTCGCTGGGCTGCGACTCGAAAGTGAGTTGACCCATCGGACCGGCATAGGTGCCGCTCCTCTCGGAGATCAGTTCCTTGTGTTCAACGCGGTATACGATCATGCCCGCTCCCTATCGCGTTCCAGTATCACCATGATACTGCCACAACGTCCGGCCGGAGCCGGACGCTCTGGTTAGTCAGGGTGTTACTTCACTTTAGTCACGCCGACACGCTTGACAGCACAGAATCTGGACGACCACGTGTACACCTTGGATGACCGCGTGCGCTTCAAGCGCCACCCTGCGGCCCTTACGGTGCTTCTGGCAGGACTAAGCATAGAGAGCGTCCTCCTGGTCGTAGTCCCACTGGGAGTCACGCTTATTCTTCTCAAGATCCAATATGTCCTGACAGGTGGACGAGCACGTCAGACCGTCAGAGCCGATCATCTCGACCTCACACACAAGGCACTTAGAGTCCCGATCGGGCTTATTCCAGTTACGGTAATACATGATGTCCCTTTCTAAGCGGACAGCCAAAGGCTGCCCTTGCCCCTCGGGTGAGGCTCGCACTCACCTGCCGCTGGTCGAGGGTGGTCTACCTAGTAACCAAGGTCGACCGGGATGAGGATGTCGGTTTCATCCTCGATCATAACGTTGTCGCCATGGAGATCACACAGCTCATACGCACGCTCCACCTGCCTCATGCGCACGCCGATTTCACGAGGGGTATCCCCCACACCCCACCGCTGGTCCACCGTCTTGCCCTTGATGCACTCCATCGCGATGACAGTCCTACCACCGTCGACCTGATAGAGCTGAGCCTCAGGGAGTCGAGTACCAGCGGGAGCCTCGCAGCGTTGCGCTGCGAGAATGTTCCGCCACTCGTCCTTGTTGCTCTGGCCCCAGCCTTCATATTGGTGCTGAACCTTATAGACGCACCCCTCCGGAGAGAGCCACACAGAGCGGAAAGACCCTTTACTCAGGTAAGTCCACCCCTCAGGTACGTCGCCCGGACCATACTCTTCCAGACTGAAGCTATCCAGCTCGTTGTAGGAAACCCAGTCGAGAATGAACTGAGCATCTACCGCGTTACCAACCATGATCTCTCCAGATCATAACGGGAGCGCCCTTTCGGCGCTCCTTTGTACCCCGGGCTGGAATCGAACCAGCCTATGACCATTCGGGGCTCCCCGACGCACGTCAGGGTATCACACGATCAGCGGGGACGCATCACCCGCTGAAGGCGTGACGTCAGTTGTCTTGCTCCTCGCCCTCCAGTGCACAGAGGACTTCTTCGCTCGCTGCGATATCCCAGATGGCGATCTCGCCACGCTCGCGCCCCAAGTAGAGGGCGTCGGCAAGGGTCTCCACGTGGTCCACCACATCAAAGTAGATCTGGCCGTCCCGCTGGTCCGCCCACACGCCATAGTGGCGTGCGCTGTTGAGACCGACAAACCAGCCCAGCTCGCCAACGTCTATAGACGAGACAGAGTCGAACACGAGGGACTTGACGACACCACCGACGTAGAAACCATCGGTAGGCACCGGCCCGCCCTCTGCGTCCACAGTGCCGTCCTTACGCCGACTAGCAAGGGCGTAGAGAGTAGAGGCCACGTTGTAGGTGATCATAGTCTCTCCTAGTTGGGCGGTCCCTGCGACCGCCCTAGCGGGCGCCAGGGACTTGAACCCCGGAGTATGCCATTCACCCTAGATTTCAGCAGGAGCTGAAATCTCTTGGTGCTCTAGTGTCCGAGCAGTTCGCCAAGCTTCTCAGCCAGGTGGAACTGCTCGAAGAACGCCAGCGGAACAAGGGCGACAACACCTGCGAGCAGGTAATCGTCAAACTTGCTGCGGACGTGATGAACCTTGTTCACCATGTGGTGCTTCCAGGTGAGATCGATCACGACGCTCAGACCAAACACGCCGGGGTGGAACTCCCGGTGCACATGGCCCAAACGCGAGTGGCGACGAGTGACGTGCACTCGGTGCCCATCGATCGGGTGCTCAATCACGTGAGAGAGCTGCCAGAGCTGGCCCATGAACGGCCCGGAGACCGCATGGAGCCGACTGCCCGGAAGAACCTCGACACCCTGAGCGTTGATCAGTTGCATGATTCCAACCTTTCGATGTTGTTCATGCCCGCTAATCAGCGGAGGGTCCCTGCGACCCAGCGGGCGCCGGAGACTCGAACCCCGGAGTATGCCATTCGCCCTAGACTTCAGTCCTTCTGGTACCCGTCGAACCACCCGTCACCATGGGTGTCCTCGCGCTGGCACCACTCTCGAGCCTCCTCCAGCGTGACGTGAGCCTTCACAAGCTCAGCGCCACCCTGAATCCAGAATCGATAGATGCTGTACATCACTTCTCCGTCTCGCTGGTCCAGCGGTGCAGTCGGAACCATGAGTGGCCGGTCCACACCCGTGCTGTAATCTCGACGTCCACCCGATCAGGGTACACGTCGATAACCCGAGAGAATTCGTACCTCTTACCCTTATGGTAAGAGGTACGGAACCGTGTCCTGCTGAAACGCTTCACTCGAAATCCTCCGGGCGCTTGTGCCCTTGCACTGCGACCATGATGAGCGCCACCGCGAACGGTGACAACATGACCAGCGCTGTAACGACAGGCGTCACAGTATCACCACCAGGGTGATGACAGCAACCCAGAGAAGGAGGGGGCCCCAGTCTATCCACACCTTGCAGGTCTGGACAGGGCCTTCGTACTCGAAGCTGAAGGCTGGAGTCTTGAGGAACTTCTTAACTCTGTTCATCGCGTTCCCTTCGCGAAACCAGCCACCGTAAGTGGCTGGCAGTGCCTCGAGCGGGAGTCGAACCCACCCTACGACCATCGAGGCTGTGTTTCTTGATCAGCAGTAATCGGCGAGCACGGTCCCTACGGCCTTGCTCCACGTGTGCCCTATGTCCTGGTAACCCTGAGCATCGATCAGGATGTCCACGACGCGAGGTTCTACGGTGACGACACCTTCGCCGATCAGGGCCGCGATCAACTGAATGGCGTTGTAGCCGTCGCCGAACCCACCTTGGTCAGCCTCCTGGAGTCGCTCGATGGGAACGCCCACCCCGGCAAGGAACTGACCGACCAGGCAGTCAGGCTTGCCGTCGTAGACATAGACGCACCCCTCGCGCTCCCCAAGATCCCTAGGAGTGTAGGCGAAGTCTGGTCCAGCCTCTGACACGAGAGCCGCAAGGCCTCGCTTAACAGAGTTGACCGTGATGTTGATAGGGCTCATCTTGTCCTCTTTCCCTCAGGTTTCAGCAGGAGCTGAAACCCAGCGCCCTCTCACGGCTCGAACGTGAGTGCCTGCCAGTAGGGCTAGGCCAGCAGCTTCGCTGCGGCCGTTTGCGCTCAGCGAAGCTGAGACGCCTGTACTGCCTAGCGTATCGTGAACACCTGAGCCAGCCTCTTGCCCTCAGCGCACTTGTATGCGTTGGGCACGGGCACACCACCGGCGCCGCACTGCTTGCACTCACCGATGTGCTTGTACAGCGCTGTGATGATGTCGTTCTTGGTTGTAGTCATGTGCCTAGATCATCTCCTGCAGCAGCTCATCGTGAGTCGCGCCGCAACGCCCGGCAAGCTCGAGCCAGCTGGTGACCTTGCCGTCCTTGGTGGTGCTGAACGCCATGGTCTCATCGCCACGGTCGAGCGTGTTGGCCCGAGACACTGCGAGGTAAGTCCCGTCGCGGGTGTCTTTGTACAGCTTCACGTGCCCGACCCATCCCTTAAGGTCACGGATGTACTCGAAGGGACTTTTGCTGGTGTTCATGTCCTACTCCCTCACTGCAAGCGAGCCCTTACGGCTCGCTCAGCGCCCCGGGCAGGAGTCGAACCTGCCTACACCATCGGGGCTGCACTGCTAGGCGGGGAGGCCAGAGACTCGCTTAGTGCGATACCGGTTACCCGCGTCGTTGTTGTCGTTCATGAACTGCGTGACCCCGTCAGCCTCGGCGTAGGTATCGAAGTCTGCGAGAGACGACCAGCGCCCTTCGCGGAGTACCTGTACCTCGTACCACACTTCCTGGTCCTGGTACTCGTTCATGATCAGACCTCGACAATCGTGAACCACGAAGCGAAGAGGTCTGCGTCGAACCAGTGGACTTCCACCTGATCGTCGTACATAACGGCCCGAGAGCCATCCTTACGCCGACCAACTGTGATGCCGAGGGCATCGGTGGTGTTGTTTCGCACTGTGAACATAACCATCCTTCTTTCACTGCGGAGCCAAGAGGCTAGCGGGGGATGACTGTCGGCCGAAGCCTAGGTACTCAAGGGACCACGGCTTACGCCGTGGAGCCTGTCTCCCGCTAGCCGATGACTCTTACAGGGAATAGCCGACGCCCCGTAAGGGCGGCGTCAGCTTGTTGGACTTTGAACACGTCAGCCGTGATTAGGTACTGACGCAGAGGCTTAATTTTCCACTCGAAGTGGCTCTGGCCGCCTACTTGGCCTCCTGTTGGTGCTATTCAGCGCTCCCACCCTCAGGGGATCGGTCCACAATGCCATCCTTGCCGGGCTCGTACGGGCTGCTTGCGCAGTACTCCGGGCGAGTGCTTCAAGGCCTGGTGGGGCCGCGTTGGGTGGTCACGCTGTTGAGTTGTCAAGGACCGTGCTTCCGGACGCTACTCTGACCCTTGCGAGGTCTAGCGCTTGCCCGCTCCTGCTGTCCTGCCGAGGAAGACTCTGCCCTATCCGAGCGGCGTTGTCAACCCCCCTTGCGATGCTCCCCGTGTGTGTCTAGACGACCCAGGCTGGCGTCGCTGCCCTTGCGGGCACTCCGTATCGGGGGAGCATGTTGAGCCTAGCGGCGAGTGCTGCTTACCGGCTGCCCCTTCGGGCCGCAGTCCGCACATTGCGTCAGACGCTGTGGGCTCCCAGTCACAGACTGGACAGTGCTTGCCACTCGGGAGCCTTGCTGGCCTCCCATCTGCTCTCCGGCCCCCGTTCCGGCGGGCCGTCGTGCTGACAAGGAGAACAATCCTCTTTGCAGCCCGATCGGTCAAGCCTTGCAGGTCAGAGCACATGTCGATCTTGCTCGTTTGCGATAGCTGCACCCCCTGCAAACGCCAAAAATACCCAAAGAATCATGGAACGCCCAGGTCAGAGGCCCTGCCGGGCCGATAGCGGGAGGATGTACGCACACCACACCAATCCGGACATCGATCTTGAGGATGGTACAGAACTTGCTACAGAGCTGGGATAGAACGTCCTGTTATGTCCGCTTCTAGTTTGCTGTTTGCTGCAAATTCAGGGCTCTACGCACGCGTACACGTACACACGCACGCGTGCACACACCCAGCCCGGACTCCGATGCACCGCGCGTCACACGCGCGTACGCATGGCCCTCATGCCCATGCAGCCTGTTGCATACCTATGCACAGCTGCGTCACCACCTAGGCAGGTGATAGTCCCACCTCACAAACCAGGGCAAACAGGCACATCTGCCTTCGATTCCATGCATATGCACACACATCACCCTATATATCCACGCATCACCACACTTCGGGCATGCATCACATGTCGGCCATGCTGGCTGAAACTAGGACATGTCAGGACAGGGCAAACTGGGACATCTTGGGGCAAGACGGACCGGACAAACTAGGACAGACCCGGGCATTTTAACTGGCGACGGGGGTAGGGGTAGTGAGACCCCACATAAATTTGCCATAAAATTATGAGGGCATAGTTGTACGGAGCGTGACCAGCTAGCCCCAGTATCGCCACTCTCCGTATAAAGTTGGTAAAGGTTAGGTAATGCCCCTTGCCTGTCAAGCGCTGCATCGCCCCGTACTACTACTAGACACCAAGACTTCAACAGTAACCTTAGTGACCAAGACCTGACGAGCCCCCCAGGGCGAGGGAAGGTCACTACAACAGACAGAGTAGAGCACCCCCTGAAGGGGTGCTCAACATACTAATAGTATCTACTACCGCTTCGCGGAATCTCTCCCCGCTGAGTACCACGGCTTCCGGCCGTGGGAGGAGTAGAGGGGACAGTATCTAAAGGGTAGGCAGGAGGTACAGTGGCTAAGGTCTACGTCGACGACGAGGGGAACCTCGTCGAGCAGGTGAAGGTCCAGAAGCGTCCCGGACGTAAGGTCAACCGTACAACCAGGGACAAGAAGGACACGATCATCTCCTATATGAAGCAGGGGATCTCGGTAGCCGAGGCCCTGCGGGACCTCGACATCACCAAGGCCACCGTCCAGTACTACAAGAACTCGGACAAGTCCTTCAGGGTCGAGTACGAGCGTCTTCGCCTGATGAAGACGGCAGGGCTGGAAGCGGGGAAGGTAGAGGTACCGGACTTCCCAGAGTTCTGTATGGACTATCTGGACACCCAACTCTTCAACCACCAGCTTCAGTGGTACGACGTCCTTGAGGGACGTCCCCCGAGGAACCTTCACGAGACTCAGGTTTTCCATCAAGGTGACCCAGGGATGCTCATAGTAAACACACCGCCCGAGCATGCGAAGTCCACGACGATCACAGTTAACTATGTGACGTACCGGGTCTGCCAGGACCCGAACATCCGTGTCATCATCGTGTCGCAGACCCAAGAGATGGCCAAGCGTTTCCTTCGGGCGATCAAGGATCGCCTCGCTGGGGCCAACCCTTCCTATAAGAAGCTCCAGGTCGACTTCGCTCCCGAGGGTGGGTTCGACGCGAACTCGGCATCATGGACCGCTGACTCTATCTATGTGAACGCGGAAGCTCGAGACTCCGGCGAGGCGACGCCTACCGTGCAGGCTCTGGGCATGACCGGTCAGATCTACGGCAACCGTGCTGACCTGATCATCCTCGATGACACCGTGACAGGAAAGAACGCCCATGAGTTTGAGAAGCAGATCGACTGGATCCAGCGAGAGGTCATCAACCGTCTTTCTTATCCTGGGGGAACCCTCCTCCTTGTTGGTACCCGACTCGCCCCCGTCGAGCTCTACTCTGAGATCCAGAAGCCGGAGTGGTATGGCCAGGATGAAGAGTCTCCTTGGACGTACCTCACCCAGCCCGCTGTCCTTGAGTTTGCCGAGCACCCCGACGACTGGGTTGTTCTCGCACCTTGGACCAACCGACCCCCTGTCTCGCTCGGAGCAAGACGACTGGTGGAAGCAGGGCCAGACGGACTCTTCCCCTGGCACTCGGGTAAGGCGCTCGCCCGTAGGCGGGCGACCTCGTCGGCCCAGAACTGGAAGATGGTCTACCAGCAGGAGCAGGTGGTAGAGGATGCGATCTTTCCGGCGAATAAGGTCGCCGCGTCCATCGACGGCATGCGTGCTGCTGGGCTCATGTCTCCTGGAGCGCCGGGGCATCGTCCCCACGGGATGGACGGACTCTACGTCGTTGGAGGTTTCGACCCTGCCATCACAGGCCACGCTGCTGCTGTGGTCCTCGGTGTTGATCGAATGTCCGGCGTGCGGTACGTGCTGGACGTATGGACCGCTCCCAACCAGAAGCCTGACGATCTCTTCGACAAGCTGAAGGACTGGACGGTCAAGTACCACATGCACGAGTGGGTCATCGAGAAGAACGCGATGAACCTGATGGTCACGCAGAACCGAGACCTCAGGAACTTCCTTGGCTCCAGGGGTACGATCCTGAAGGAGCACTTCACTGGGTCCAACAAGAACGACATCGACTTCGGTGTGGCCTCTATGTCCATGCTGTTCGACGGTGCGCTGGAGGACCGGGGCTTGATCAAGCTCCCATCCCGCTCCCAGGCCGAGGGCGTCAAAGCCCTCGTGGAGCAGCTCACCACATGGTTCCCGCAGTCCAAGGCCAAGCAGGATACGGTCATGGCGCTGTGGTTCGCTGAGACCCGAGCACGCGAAATCGTTAACGACATCGAGTCCGTGTTCCATCTCAGCAACGAGTACCAGTCTCCTCGCGACCGCGAGAAGCAGACCACCATAGATCTGGATTACCTCTCGCAGACCGCCGCTTACGGCGGCGGCGGAGAGTTCTGGAACTGACCCTAGGAGGGTACTAAGTCATGGTAGACCTTTGGATGCTTGGAGCTTCCAAGCATGACCTGGGGAACCACGGTGCGATGGACGGAGGCCCGGCACGAGCAACCTGGCATACAACCTCGAACTCGAACGATCACACGTTCACCAACGAGTATGGCTGGTTCACCGGTGGCGGCGCCGACGTGGCGCCCCACATCCTCTGGGATCCCTTCACGGGTCAGATCGCACAGTTCTTCCCCGCTGACTCTCGGAGCCTCTCGCTCCAGAACGACGGAGCCGTCCGGACCAACCGGACCGGCAAGTACAACATCCAGATCGAGATCGTCTTCGCCAAGGGCGAGGTCGTCAACAGCAAGGCGTACGCCTCTGTGAAGGACACGCCTCGCAAGAACCTTGACGTGATCGTCGGTTGGTTGCGGCATCTCGGCATCCCGGACATCTGGCCTGGCGGTGCTCCTGTTGACTGGACACGGGACACCGTGTCCGAGACTACGTGGCAGACGAAGGGCGGACACTTCACTCATGCTCAGGTCCCTGGAAACTCTCACGTCGATCCTGGTCCTCTTGGGGACATCTTCGGTGCTGCGGCTCCGAAGCCTACGCCTCATTACGCTCCCTTCCCGGGAGACAAGTACTTCTTCTATGGCCGGACCTCGAAGCTCGTAACCGAGGTGGGCAAGGCCCTGGTGCGGGCTGGCTACAAGGGTTACAAGGTTGGTCCGTCGCCGGTCTTCGGACCGAGCGACCGCAAGGGTATCCAGTGGTTCCAGTCTCAGCATAAGGAACTAGCCGGTGCGGCCGATGGCCACTTCGGTCCCAAGACGTGGGCGCTCCTGAAGGTAGCGCCTCCGAAGTGATTTAAGGAGGTGACATGGCGAGCATCGAAAGCATCTTCAATCGAGTCGAAGCTCTTCGCCGTGCCGCTTCGGACCGTGACCAGAGGCACCGAGACGTCCACGACGTCCGGTCAGGTGACATCGATACCGTCATCCCCGGCAGCATGCCGGAAGCCTGGCCGAAGCCGATTGTGGCAAACCTGATCGACACCAGTGCCCGTGACCTTGCTGAGGTTATGGGCACGATGCCCAGCGTGAACAGCACGACCGGCATCACCACCACCGACAAGGCCAAGAAGTTCGGTGGTAAGAAGACCAAGATCGCGAACTACTACCTCCAGTCGTCCGGCCTCAACGCCGGACGTCAGGTGGTGCTGGCCGATCACTATACTACGTACGGCATGGCGATCTACTCGATCGAGCCCGACTTTGAGGAGAAGCGTCCGCACATCCGGGTAGAGAATCCGATGGGCGTCTACCCCGAGTGCGACATGTTCGGTCGGCTGAAGTCGTACTCAAGAGTCTGGCGGGAAGAGGCTATCCACCTCGCCGCCAAGTTCCCCGAGCTGATCCGGCATCTTCAGACCAACGCGGTCGGCGAGACCGACCTCGGCTGGGCTGAGCGTGAGATCGAAGTCGTCAAGTACGTAGACAACGAGACGATCCTGATGTACTTGCCGAACCACGGCAACCGGGTCGTTGACCAGATGCCCAACCCTATGGGTAAGATCTTCGTGGCCATCGGCTACCGTCCCGGCTACGACAACGAGACTCGCGGCGCCTATGACGACGCGATCTGGGTCCAGCTCGCCAAGGCGCGCATGGCCCTCCTGGGGCTTGAGGCCACAGAGAAAACAGTACGAGCCCCTCTCGCGGTTCCTCGGGATGTTCAGAAGATGACGTTCGGCGATGATGCCGTCATCCGAACGGACTCCCCGGAGAAGATCAGACGAGTCGGGATCGACGTTCCTCAAGCCGCCTTCCAGGAAGGTCAGGTTCTGGAGCAGGAGTTGCGTACAGGCACGAGAAGCCCTGAAGTACGCTCCGGCAACCTGGATGCCAGTATCATCACCGGCAAGGGCGTACAGGCCCTTATGGGTGGCTTCAACACCGTCGTGACCACAGGACAGACAGTGATCGGCGAGACCTTGCGTCACGCCCTCATGCTGGCCTACGAGATGGACGAGAAGCTCTGGCCCTCCGAGAAGAAGAAGATCCGGGGCACGGCCCAGGGTACACCGTTCGAGGAGGACTATGTACCCGCCAAGGACATCGCCGGTAACTATACTATTGATGTTACTTACGGTTTCGCTGCTGGGCAGGACCCTGCACGAGCTATCGTCGGTCTTCTTCAACTTCGCGGTGACCAGCTCATCTCTCGGGACTTCTTCCAGCGTCAGTTGCCTATGGGCATTGATGTCGTACAGATGCAGACCCAGATCGACAACGAGCAGTTCACAGACGCTCTGAAGCAGGGCATGATGGGCTACGCCCAGGCCATCCCTCAGATGGCCCTGCAAGGGCAGACCGACCCGGTCGACGCCCTCTCCAAGATGGCTAAGCTGATCGAGCTTCGAGAGAAGGGCAAGTCAGTACATGATGCCGTTCTCGAAGTCTTCACGCCCAAGGAGGCTCCGCCTGGGGCTGCTCCCCAGGATCCGCTCGCTATGCTGGCGGCAGGCGCTCAGGGAGGACCTCCGGGTGCTCCGCAGGGTGGACAACCCGGCGCGCCTCCTGGAGGAGGCGGACCGAATGCCCAGGTAGGCGGGATGGATATGCAGCGCATGCTCGCTGGCCTGACCTCTGGCGGCCAGGCTACGGCCTCGGTCCAGACCAGGCGACAGAGTCCGATCGCATGATCGACCCTAACGTCATCTGGGGCACGATACTCGCGGCTGGTGCCGCGTACGAAACGTACGGGATCTTCAACAGAACAAACGGCGACACGCTGTCAGAACGAACCCGTGCCTGGTTTCACACCAACACCAAGACAGGCAAGGCGGTCTTTACCGTTTCTTGGCTAGCCTTCTCCGCCTGGTTCTTGATTCACATCACTCAAGGAGGATAGATGACCATCTCTGGTAGCTCTTCGTACCACCAGGTCAACTCGTCCAGCGCGCATGAAGGCGACCTTAAGGGCGCACTCTTCGCTGGCGACCATGGACCCGAAGGGGTCTGGCAGTCCGAGAAGGGCTCGGCGCTCACTCCCCCGGAGCTGAGCTTCACCGTTCAGGACGTCAACTACAACGACGGTCGAGTCGACTCCCAGAAGGAAGTTGTTTCTTCTGGTGGCGGTTGGCTGGCTCACGGCCCGATCGAGAGTGGCCCGTATAACCCGGACTCCCTGACCCGGGGTACCGACAAGCACATGCCCCGCTAAGCGAAGGAGGAGGTCATGGGGACACCAACCCCCGGCCCTGGCAAGTTCTCGCAGAGGACCGACAAGGCCGTATCGGAGGCCAACCGTGACCTCCCCAACGCAGGTTACGGCGAGCAGGCCGCGTACCAAGAGGCCCAGCAGGGCATGCAGAAGCCGCAGGAAGTCAACGTGGCCGGTATGAACTTCGGTGACCTGTTCGGCGACGCTGCCAGCAGGGTAACCCCGTTCAGCTCAGACACCACCCAGCCCGACGTTCCCGTCACGGCGGGCGCCGCTTCCGGCGCCGGTCCCGGGTCCGAGGCCCTTAACCTGGCGGACCAGAAGAGCGAGGATCTCCAGCGACTGAACGATTGGATGCCAGTCTTGGAGTTCATGGGTAACCAGCCCGGAGCTTCGTGGGCTATGCGCAACTACGTCAGACAGGTTAAGGGGCAGTCGTGAGCGGCCTTGAGTACGAGTATGGCGGCCAGTGGTTCGACGACATGGGAGCCCTGGCGCTCTCCTTCGGAGAGGCGCCCGGCGCTGGTATCGACATGGCTAACGGACCTCTCGACAGGACCCAGACCAACGCTATGGCCAAGAACCTTCTAGGTTCTGGGCTGACCCCTTACTACGATGACAACGCAGGTATGACGGAGGGCTGACAATGGGTGGCAACATCTCGCCGAAGGACATGCAGATCATCTCTGATGGTGTCCTCACCGGTCTCGGTACTATGGATCAGCTTCCCGAGCCGGTTCGTAACTCGCTCACCCAATACTGGGGCAGCATGGGTATCGACGCCACCCAGCCCGACAGTCAAATCACCCAGGACCAGCTCGCTGCCCTGAAGGAGCAGCGGAGCCAGCAGTCCGGTGGCATCTTCAACAGCCCGATCTTCAAGCCGATCGAATGGGTCGGCTCCAAGCTGTACCAGGTGTACAGCTCTACGGTCTCTCCGATCTTGAGTGCTGGCGCTATGGCTGCGCACTCGGTCGTGTATGGCCGCCCTGACTACATCGGTCAGGATGGCGAGATGGACGCCCTCAAGGACTACTGGAGCTACGCCCACAAGGTGAGCCCCGGTCAGTCTATTTGGATGCTGGGCATGGACAACAACGAGTTGAAGTCTCGGGGCATCAGGCCCGATCAGATCTCTCAGGATCTGACCCTTCAGCACGAGAGCAAGTACCGCGACACCCCGACGAAGGATGACCCGCTGGGCATCAAGACTCGGTCGCAGGAGTACTTCGGCAGCGGTGCCTCGAAGTGGACCACCGGTGCTACGGACTTCGCGGTCTCCTGGTATCTCGACCCTCTGACCCTGGCGGGGAAGGGTGCAGGCGCTATCAAGGGCGCCAAGGTCACCCAGAACGTTGCGACCGGGATCGCCAAGCAGACCAAGGCGATCGAGAGGGGCGGTACAGCCCTTTCGCCTGAAGAGATCAACAAGCTGGCGTACGACAACTTCAGCGCCAAGTCTAGCTTCCAGGGCCTGACCGACTCGATCTGGAACACCAAGGCCAAGAACCCTGACACGGCAGCAGCCGTGCTGGCTCGAGACCTTCCTACTCTTCGTAAGTCCGCCAACGGCGCGCCGACAGCGCGCCTACTGGCTCAGGCTACAGACAAGAACGAGATCGCCAACATCCTCCGAGTGACGATGGGCGACAAGGCTGCGCTGACCACACTGGAGTTCAAGAACTCTCAGCTCGCCTACCAGGCTGACCAGCTCGGCCAGAAGACTTCTTCGGCCGGGGCGTACTACGACTCACTCTCTCCCGCTATCCAGGCTTCACCCCGAGGTCAGCGGATCAAGGCGGCCATCGACCAGCAGACGAAGTGGATCTCGAAGCTCGATCAGGACTCCGGGATCGTCACGGACAAGATCGCTGCGTTCAACACGATCGGTGATCTGAACTACAACCGGATCACCACCCCCGCTGGAATGCGAGTCAAGGGAGCCCTTCAGAACCGCGACTGGCAGCCTGGTGGTGCTGGCTTCATTGGTGCTCGGGTTAACAACATCTACAACCTCAGCCTTGGTGGTGTGGTCCGGCTGGCCCACACCTACAACGACATCCGGCCTACTCACTACATCGACGTCAACGACGCTCAGTCATGGCGCCAGGTGGACGCTTCGCTGCGCGAGACGCCTGGCCTCTCCAAGCAGGCGCGGGAGATGCACGTATCTCGATACATCGGTGCCGACCAGCAGGGGCGGACTCTCGCTCTTCAGAACATGGAGACCGAGGTTACTCACAATATCGTCGACCGGTACAACCTGAACAACGGGCTGACCGGCACCGCCGATGAATTGAGTCACGACGTGGCCGACCAGCTCTACAAGGAGTTGTCGCTGCGACGCTCTCATGGTCAGTCGGCGATGAAGCAGCAGACGTACGGCGGGGCTACGATCGACAACCCCGCATTGCCTGGCACTCAGATCCGTGTAGCAGAGATCGAGGCTGACGGTGGCAAGATGGTGCTCAGCCCGGTGCTGATGTCCCAGCTCGCCAACAGCCACGTGATGATGGACTTCAAGATGTTCGAGGACGCCATCAAGACTCACGGCTCCTCGTGGCAGGTAGCGAAGAACACCATCGGCACCGGCTGGGAGAAGGCTGTAGACGTAGCCGACGCCGCTGGTTCGATCTGGAAGTTCGCTCAGCTCTTCCGTCTCGGCTACGGGCCTCGCGCCCTCGCCGATGATGGACTTGGGCAGATCGCCCGGTTCGGCATGTTCTCCGTGATGGACCGCACTATCAAGGGTGGTCGCTACACCGCGAAGGACTGGGCCAACGGTTCGTTCCTGCGGTCTCGCACCCAGAACGCTACTGCCACGGCTGCCACTCTGGATACTCACCTTGAGGATCTGGCCAACCTTCAGTCCAGCATCAAGTCCGATCTACATACAGCTCAGATCAAGGGTGACGCCGCTAAGGCGGCGTCCCTCGAGACCGACCTGACAACCGCTTCTCAGTGGGCTGATGACGCGCGTGCTACGCGTGCGGACATGGACAAGCTCCTGAAGGGCGGGGCTGCTCAGCAGCACGTCAAGATCGGACGGCAGGTATTCTCCCCCGCGTTCGGCGGGAAGGATGGCAATCTCTTCCGAGACCTGTCGGCTGGCGATCACAACTTCCGGAACCTGATGGGCTCACAGGCTGACTTCTATCTCGACCGTATGCGCCGACTGGATTGGGAGAACATCACTCCTGCCCAGCACGGCGCCGAGAAGCATATGGAGTCCTGGCTGCATGTCATCAACAACCAGGTCGCCAACGACGCCCTGGCGGTACAGCACTTGGGTGGCAAGACTCCTCGCCAGCTCGAGACCTGGCTGAGGTCGACCCCTGAGGGTCGAGCTTACGCTGCATCCGCTCCGCTGAAGAACCTACCTCGCAGCGAGATGATCAAGCGTGTAACAGCCCAGACTGATGAGTGGCTCAACGCGGCGTTCCCGAACTCGGGCGCGTTCCGAGATGCCGCTCGTACCGGTACGGTGACCGAGGACATGCTGAAAGAAGTCCCCGAGAACGTGCGGCCTATGGTCAACTCCCAAGCCTTGAGCTACGCCAAGGGTAACCACCCTGCGGCTGAGCTGATGGACCGGGCGATGACCGGCTACTACAACGTGATGAACCAGATCCCGGCCCGGAAGCTGTTGCGGCATCCGCTGTTCGCTCAGCGCTACAAGATGCACCTTCAGAGCGACTTCAACAAGATGAAGCTCCAGGGTGAAACACACATCGACGAAGGTCTTCGGCAGAAGCTGGAGCACTCCGCTCGGATGCGTGCTCTGGACGACGTCAAGAAGAACACGTTCAACATGGACTTCGAGACGAGGATGGCGTACAACATGCGTCACTTCGGTGCGTTCTTCGGGGCGCAGCAGGAGTCGTGGAACCGGTGGGCTCGGATCATCTCTGACAAGCCTGACATCCTTCCTCGCGTGGCCCAGGTGTACGGCGCGCCAGCGCGCGCCGGTATGGTGGTTGATTCGAGCGGGAACCAGGTCAGTGCCGACGGTACGGTAACCGACCCGGTAACAGGAGAGAGGCGAGTGATTGACTACTCCGACCGCAACATCCTTTTCCAGGTCCCGGACTTCCTGGGCGGCAAGGCGCTGAACAAGGCTTTGGGTATCGACGAGAACGCTAAGCTGAAGATCCCGATGTCTACCGCCGAGATCATCCTGAACCACGGTGATGGTGCTCTTCCGGTTGGCGCTGGGCCTATCGTTCAGATGGCTGCTAACAACATCCCGTATTCCGACCTCGACGCCAACGGCGATCCGAAGCTTGCTGACATCTATCAGAAGCTCGGCATCCTGCCGATGGGGCCGGATCAGTCGAACTGGCATCTGCTTCAGCCGAACATCGTGAAGCGTACCGAGACGACCAACGAGATGAACGACACCTACCAGAAGTCGCTGTTCTATATCATGCAGGCAGAGACCTACAAGTACGACCAGCACATGCGTAAGACTGAACCCACCTGGGGCGAGATCAAAGACAGGGCGTCCCGATGGACGGCTATGCGTTCGATCTTCGCTGGCGTCTTGCCGTTCTCGCTGAACGCCCAGGACCCGTATCAGTTCTTCCGGGACCAGTTCAAGCAGATGCAGCAGGTCGACATCAAGAACGCAGACCAGAACTTCTACGACAAGTATGGCGACTCTTCGTACATCTTCGCTCAGTCCATGAGCAAGAACAACAGCGGGCTGAGGCCCACCACCGAGTCCGTTCGAGCCTCCAAGTACTACCAGGATCTCATTCAGAAGGTCGGCCCGGAGTGGGCTGGTCTCGTGGTGGGGGCCGAGGGCGAGGGCGTCTACTCCAACGGAGCCTACTACTACGAGAAGACCCACTCAGCCGATGGCGTGAGCGGGATCACGAACCGGACGAACATGACCGCTCGTGAAGCCTTCGACGAGTCGAAGCGTTCCCAAGGCTGGCGTCAGTACCAGTCGTATATGAACGGCCTGTACGGTCAGCTCTTCTCTCGTGGCCTTCAGACCTTCGACGACCCTGGTGCCGAGGATCTCAAGCAGGAGAAGCAGGCTCTGGTGGAGACCCTCTCGTCCCCGCGAATCCTCGACGACAACGGCGACATGAAGGACAACGCCTACTACAACAAGCAGTGGACCAAGGACTTCAGTTCGCTGGATACCACCTACTACGATCGGGCTGCCCAGCAGCTTAGGGACGTGGTAGAGGATCCGGAGATCTGGTCCAAGGCGGTGAACCCCGACGGAAGCGTCGGGATCCGCTCGGACATCTACACGCTGAGAACCTACCTCGGATACCGAGATGATGTGAAGCGTGCGCTGATCCTGCGTGACGACGCCGGTGGTTCTGCCGATATCAACGCTGGGGTCAACGCCGACATCAAGCAGCAGTGGAACGCTTTGGTGATCAAGCTCGTAGAGTCTGACACCAAGTTCGGCGATCTCCACTCTCGGTACCTGTCGAGGGACCTGGGCTTCGATCAGAACACAGTCGAGCAGGCTGCCTCTACCGGAGCCTTGCCTGAGTTCCAGGGCGACACCGGCGAGGTTCAGCAACAGTCCATCTTCGATCAACTAGCTAACACGGGAGGTGTCTGATGAGTACACCAACAGGTGGTGGTGGCGGTGGCGGCACGGGCTACCTGAGCCCTACGCAGCAGCAGAATCAGAACACCTTCAGCGGCACAGTAAAGAAGAACGCCGGAGCCAGCACCTCAGGTGGTGGTACGTTCCAGCGAGGCCAGGGTCCGCTTATCGGCGCGACCTCTTCGTACCAGAACCCGAAAGACCCGACGGTCTACATCGGTCCAAGTTCTATTGCGTCCTCGCTGGGATTCGGTGGCATCGGAGAGGCCGGAGCTTACGCTCCGCTCTCCCAGGTGCAGGGTATGTACTACAACTGGGACGCCAAGACGAAGAACAAGTTCTTGTCTCAGCTCTCACTGGCTGGCTACGACACCGGTGGCCTCAAGGATGCTCAGCTAGCCAGCCTCTGGGCTGGCTACGCCGAGGTGGCTAGTAAGTACGCACTCGCCGGTACCAAGATGAGTCCGTGGGAGGTCATCGGCAAGGACATAGCCCAGCACGAGAGTGTTGTGGCCAAGCCCAGGACTACCACGCAGACCGGCACGCAGTACAACATCAGCACCGCTGAGGATGCTCACGCGCTCTTCCAGGGCGCGGCTCAGACCCTCTTGGGCCGGGATCCCACCAAGTCCGAGATCGCCCGGTTCAAGGGCGTGCTGAACAAGTACGAGCAGGCCAACCCGACAACCACGGTAACCACGTCGAACTACCTGGGATCAGACCTTCAGAACCAGACGAGCAAGACCACTGGTGGAACCTCAGCCGCATCGGAGCAACTGATGGCCGAGGAGGAAGCGAAGAAGAATCCTCAGTACGGGGCCTACCAGGCTGCGACTAACGGCATGAACTGGCTGATGTCTATGATCAACGGTGGTGGCTGATGGCGATCAGCGGACAGGACATAGCCAAGTATGCTCAGCAGTTTCTTGGTACGCCGTACGTCTGGGGTGGCAACAGCCTCAAGTCTGGTATCGACTGCTCGGGCCTGGTGCAACAGGTCTACAAGAACTTCGGGATCAACGTCCCGCGAGTTACGTACGATCAGATCGGTACGGGCACCGGGGTCAGCATGGACAAGCTCCAGGCTGGTGACCTTATCTTCTTCGATAGCGATAGAAGCACCGGTGGTCCCGACCACGTCGGGATCTACATCGGCAACGGCAAGTTCATCCACGCACCACGGCCTGGAAAGGGTGTTGAGATTGCAGACCTCAAGTCCGGCTACTACCAGGACTCCTTCATGGGGGGACGCCGCGTCGCAGGCGTCGAGGGCGGAGGAGTCTCGGGCAACTGGGATCCTAGCGGAGGTACGGCCGAAGCTAGACTATCGCCCGAAGAGCTTGCGTCGGAGTACGGATTTGCGTACTCGTTCCTGAACTCCATCCCGGAGCTGAAGACCATCTTCGGCGAGTACGTCAACGACAACTGGTCCAAAGAGCGGTTTATGGCGAAGGTGCGTGACTCGAAGTGGTGGCAGGAGAACTCGGCCACCCAGCGCCAGGTGCAGCAGATGAAGAGCACCGACCCCGCTACGTACAGCGCCCAGGTGGACGCCACTAAGATCCAGGTCCAGCAGCTTGCTGCTGAGATCGGGGCTATCATCCCCCCGTCGAAGCTCGGCAAGATTGCGGCGCAGGTCCTGGAGACCGGCGCCTCCGAGGATGTCATCCGGAACACGCTCGGCTCGTACGTCAACTTCCAGAAGGGAACGCTACGAGGTCAGGCTGGTGCTTACTCGGTGTCTGCGAAGAAGTTCGCGTACGACCAGGGTGTCACTCTCGACGATCAGACAGTCAAGAACCAAGCCGCTCTGATCGCTCGCAAGATGGCTACCGAGTCCGACTTCAAGGGCCAGATCACCCAGCAGGCGATCTCGGCCTACCCCGGTTACAAGCAACAGCTCGAGGCCGGGCAGACGATAGCCGACATCGCCAACCCGTACGTTCAGATCATGGCCCAAGAACTGGACCTCAACCCTGAAGCCATCAAGCTCACCGACCCCCTGATCAAGCAGGCCCTGAACGGGGTCAACGCCGACGGCAAGCCTACCGGCATGGATCAGACGGCCTTCCTGGGTCGTCTGCGTAACGACCCTCGGTGGGGTGGTACTCAGGCCGCACAGGACAAGGTGATGAACGTTGGCTACAGTGTTCTTAAGTCTATGGGGCTACGCAGCTAAGCTAGTGACGGCCGCCTTGCTGGCGACCTCGCTTCACCTGGGAGGTGCAGTGGCAAACGACGGCTTCGATGAATTCATGCGCTCTATCTCCACACAGGAGAGCGGCGGCAACTACGGCGTTGTCAACAGTTACGGCGCGGTGGGTAAATACCAAGTGTTGAAGTCCAACATTCCCGGCTGGTCTCGCCAGGTGTTGGGCTACCCGATCTCTTGGCAGAAGTTCAGGGACACGCCTTCCCTCCAGGAGAAGATCGTGGGTGGCATACTCCACGGGTACTACAAGAAGTGGGGCGCCCGAGGCGCCGCAGCAGCGTGGTACGCAGGGCCTGGCAACCACGACCTGGATATGTCCACCAGGTCACAGTCCGGCGGGCCGTCCATCAAGCAGTACGTGGACAGCGTCGTGGGACGCCTGTCCGGTGGTGGCGGGTCTACGTATAGCGGGTCGGGAGTGGGAGGGAATCCGGTTGTGCCTAAGCTCAGCGAGAAGGAGCTAGCCGAACAGTATGGCTTCACTTCTGACTTCCTGAACGCCAACCCTGAACTGAAGAAGCTGTTCAAGGACATGGTGTCCAAAGGCTACAGCAAGGACATGTTCCAAGCGAAGCTCAGGGGCACCAAGTGGTGGAAGACGCACTCCGACAAGGAGCGCCAGTACCTCACGTTGATGTATACCGATGGGGCGACTGCCAAGCAGTCGATGTCCCAGGCGAAGATCACCGTCCAGCAACTGGGTGAGCAGCTCGGCATCAAGGACACCGCGTTCACCAAGAAGAAGATGGCTGAGGCTGCTTACAACATGGTGGCCAAAGGCTGGAACGAGGGGCAGCTTCGCTACTTCCTCGGCCAGTACGTGTACTTCAACGGCGGGGACATGGAAGGGCAGGGCGCAGACGTCCAGAACGAACTGCACCAGTACGCGTACTCTATGGGCGTGAAGATGTCAGACAAGTGGTACTCCGACAACACCCGCAAGGTGTTGCGCGGTATCGCTACCACGTCCGACTTCAAGAACGACATGCTGCGACAAGCCAAGGCCGCGTTCCCTCAGTACTCCAAGCAGCTCGACGCGGGACAGACGGTGGCAGACATAGCCCAGCCGTACATGCAGTCGATGTCTCAGATCCTCGAGCTGCCTGCGGGCAGCATCAACCTGTTCGACAACACTATCAAAAAGGCTTTGCAGTACAAGAACAAGACCACACTACAGACCGAAGCTAAACCGCTGTGGCAGTTCGAGAATGACCTTCGCGGTGATCCTCGCTGGAAGCAGACGAAGAACGCTCAGGATTCTCTGATGCAAGTTGGCCATCAGGTGCTCTCCGACTTCGGCTTCAAGTACTAAGGAGGATCATGGCTCTCCCTCAGAACTGGCAGGACGTGGCCGCCAAGGCTATGAACGCCGCCACTTCCGCCAGCAGCAAGCCCAATACCACGTGGCCTGGAACTCCTCTCAACGAGAAGCAGTTCCAGATGCAGACCAAGCTGATCCAGTCTCAACAGAAGAGACTTCAGGCTGAGATCTCGACGCTCTCCAAGCGAGCGGCCTCCCTGAAGGGGAAGACGGATCCCAGGTCCAAGGCCAAGCTGTCGAGCATCAATGCAGCCCTCAAAGGGCAGCAGGCGCTGCTCACCGCCGCTGGCAATCACCTTCAGAGCGTCAGTCAGAAGTACTACGTCTCGAGCGGCCAGTATGAGAAGCTGCTCAGCGGTGCCAACCGCGACGCGTTCCTCGCGCTGGAGTCGGTGTTCAAGCAGTACGGTCTGGGTGCCTTGGCGGGGAACATCTACAACTACGTGAAGAACGGCTACTCGTCGGATACGATCTCGTTGCTGCTCCAGGACACTCCGGAGTACAAAGAGCGGTTCGCTGCCAATGCGGCCCGCCTCAAGGCGGGCTTGCCTGTCCTCTCCCCCGCCGATTACATCAACACCGAGAACGCCTACCGTCAGCTCCTGCGTCAGTCGGGACTGCCCGAGGGGTTCTACGACAGCAACAAGGACTTCACCGAGTGGCTGTCGAAAGATGTCAGCCCGACCGAGATCCAGTCCCGTGTAGACCTGGCTACTCAGGCCACAGCCCTGGCGAACCCGTACTACAAAGCAGCGCTGAATCAGATCGGCATCGACGACGGCCACATGGCTGCCTACTTCCTCGACGCTGACCGTTCGCTGCCGCTGCTCCAGAAGGCTGCTGCTACCGCGCAGATCGGCGGAGCCGCTCTGGCTCAGGGTCTCACGTTCGACAAGACGTACGCCGAGCAGCTCGCCACGTCGGGAGTCAGTGCCTCGCAGGCCCAGCAGGGCTACTCGCAGATCGCGGGAGAGATGGGCACGCTGAGAAACCTCGGCGACATCTATGGCGGCGGCTGGACTCAGGCCGAGTCCGAGGCTGCGACGTTCGGTACAAGCGGCGGTGCGGCTGCTCAGCAGAAGCAAGGACGGCTGCTCTCGCAGGAGCGAGGCGCCTTCTCTGGTAACGCTGGCGCGGCTACAGGCCGAGGTGGATTGACCCAGGCTAACAAGACTGGCTAGCAGGACGGCGACCTTCGGGTCGCCTTAGCGGGATAGATCAGTGGTAGATCGCCAGGCTCATAACCTGGAAGCCGTGGGTTCGAGTCCCACTCCCGCCACCGTTACACAGATCGACCGGCCCTGTGTGATGTAGCTAAGACCGGGCGCAGAACAATCATACGACGAGCGTGCTGTACGCACCCCTGCGTACAAGTATTGGCGTCACACCTTAAGGGAGGGTCATCATGACCAACTGGGGTTTCGATGAAAACGACAACAGCAACGACGGCCTGGGCAACGACAGCGAACTGAACGGCCCTAAGGCACTCCGCGATGCTTACAGCGCACAGAAGAAGCAGATCGACGACCTTACCTCGAAGCTGACGGGCTTCCTGGAGAGGGAAGAGAAGCAGAAGGTGCAGTCTGTTTTCGAGAACCTGGGCGTCCCGGGTGCAGCGAACCTGTACACCGGCGAGGCCGACCCGGAGAAGGCCAAGGCGTGGGTTGAATCCATGCGTGGCGTCTTCGGTGGCAACCAGGGGGAGACCCCGAATGTTGCCGACAATGCTGTGGCGGCGGAGCCTGTGCTTCCCGCTTCTATGCAGGCGCAGTTCCAGCGGCTCAGTGAAGCCGGTCAGGCAGGCCAGCCTACCGGCAACATGGAAGCTGCTCAAGCTTCTGTCGGCAACGCTTCCGACATCAACGGCATCATCGAAGCCTTCGATAGGCTCAATCGTATGTGATGCCCCACACTCATGAGGGAGTGACTAATGGCTAACGCCTTTACCGGCACTACTGCAATGGCGAACCTCGTCCAGACCGCGTATGACCGCGCTCTTGAGTTCGCCCTTCGTGCCCAGCCCATGTTCCGTATGGTCGCAGACAAGCGCCCGGTTCAGCAGTCGATGCCTGGTTCGTCCGTCGTCTTCTCGCTGTACCAGGACCTTGCTCAGTCCATCACCCCGCTGAACGAGCTGGTCGACCCGGACGCTGTCGCGTCCGGTAACCCGACCACGGTGTCCGTTACTCTGAACGAGTACGGCAACGCGATCCTCGTCTCCAACAAGCTGGACCTGTTCTCGTTCACCGACGTGACCGCCGGTCTCGTCAACCAGGTGGCGTGGAACCTGATCGACTCTGTCGACCTTCTGGTTCAGAACGTCCTCGCTACTGGTACGCAGACCGTCCGTCGTGACGGTACGACTGGTGCGATCGGCTACGGCTTCGGCTCTACGCCGACCAACCCGGTTGCACTGACCTCTGTCGGTGTCTCTGGTGGTGCGGGTAACTCGACGCTGTCCTCGGACATCGCTCGGTTCTCTGTCACCCAGCTTCGGACTAACAAGGTGCACCCGAACAAGGGCTCGTATTACACCGCATACGTCCACCCGCAGGCCTCTTTCGACCTGAAGAAGGAGACCGGCGCTGGCTCGTGGCGTCAGCCGCACGAGTACTCTGCTCCCGGCAACATCTGGGCTGCGGAACTCGGCGAGTACGAGGGTGCTTGCTACATCGAGACCCCGCGTGCGCAGAACACGCAGGCCGGTGCTGGCGCTGGTGCGAACCAGGCTCGCGTGTTCAACACGTACTACACCGGGCAGCAGGCTCTTGCTGAGGCTGTGGCTGAAGAGTTCCACACGGTTCGTGGTCCGGTCGTCGACAAGCTGACCCGCTTCCAGCCTCTCGGCTGGTACGGTGTGGCTGGTTGGTCGCTGTACCGCCCCGAGTCTCTGATCATAGCTCAGACGTCCTCGACGGCTCGCCCGCTGGCGTAACAACCTGAGGGGCCCTTCGGGGCCCCTCTTCCTTTAAGGAGGATAGATGTCTGGTAACGACAATGCGTCGTACACCGTCCGAACTACGGCGGCCACGACTGACACACTCACCGCGAACGACTTCGTCATTATCTATACGGCGAGTGCGACCAAGACGGTCACCCTTCCGCCTGTCGCCACGACCCAGCCGGGTCGTACGTATCGCATCATCTGCCAGAACACCGGCGTGCTGACGATCGACGGCAACGGTTCGGAAACGGTCAACGGTGCCACCACGTTCGCGATGACCGCCGGTACTGTCGGTGGCGTCACCGGTCGTGCGGGAATCGTGTCCGACGGCACGCAGTGGTTCACGCTCTACTCGCAGTGATATAGAAGGGGGCCTTCGTGGCTACATGGATATTCACCACGCCCACGGTCGCTGAGGCTCCCTTTGCGTGGTCTCCACTTATGGAACGCTTCCGGATGGACCGGGCGTTGTCTGTCGTTGAAGTCTCACCCTGTGTGTACGAAACTACCCGTTACGACGCGTACACCAATGAGATCGGCGCAGTCAATCTCCCGGTCAACCCGAATGCTGGAGATACCGACTTCTGGCCAGCCCCTTCGGCTGGCCTGCACTACTTTCGCGGGGGTTACGAGCACCTCGTGGACGACGCAACAAAAGCTTGCCTGATCTCTTCGGGCGTGGCAGACAACAGCAACTTCATCCTCGCCCCCGACCAGGGGTTCGGCGAGGGCGGCTTCGGAGAAGGAGGATTCGGATCGTGACCTACACTCCGATCACGCCGGGAACGATCAACTGGGATGTGCCGGTCAACGCGGCGTTCACCTCGCAGGACAGCAGGATTACATCCAACGAGGGCAGGCTGAACGGCCTCGAATCCAAGCAGGTCATCGGCCCCTCTGACGCAGGCTGGATCGCGTGGAACTACGACCCCGCTACGGCGCAGGGCTCCACCACGCTAACCACCGGACAGATGTTCATGTCGAGGCTGGATATCAGGTCCTCGGCGACTGCTGTCAATGCGATATACGCGCTGAACGCTGTGGGCGTCACCCTTACCTCCGGTCAGAATCTCGTTGGACTCTACGACTCTAGCGGCAACCTGCTCGCTACCAGCGCCGACCAGTCAGCCAACTGGCTCTCGACTGGGTTGAAGGTGACCGCGTTCACCTCCTCTGTCTCGATCGCTGCCGGAACGTACCACCTGGGATTCCTGTCCAACGGGGCAACGCCTATGTCTCTTCTCAGGTCTATGGCGACAAGCGCTCAGAATGCCACGGTCAACCTGGGATTCTCTGCGAGTGCCGCAAGGTGGGCGACTACAGGAGCAGGGCTCACAGCCCTGCCTACACCGGTAACCATGTCCGGCCGCGCAGCTAGCTTCGGCTCAGCCTGGGCTGCCCTCAGCTAAGGAGAATCGTATGGCTAAGCCTAACAAGAAGGCACCCCTCGGTCAGGGTGGCCGCTTCGCTGCTGTAGCTAAGGCTGCCGGTGGGGGCAAGAAGGGGGCGGCTATCGCCGCCGCTGCTGGCCGCAAGAAGTACGGCGCCAAGAAGATGGCGAAGATGTCCGCCGCAGGAAGGAAGAAGGGCTGAGATGAGCGACCTTTACATCAACCCTGAGGACGCTCCTCAGGATGACGAGTTCCCCAATCGGGATCTCGACACCGCAGACTTCCCGACCACGATCGCTGGCCCTGGTGGGGTCACCACGTTCATAGAGAACAACGAGCGAGGCATCCTTCAGGAGACGGTCTGGCAGGCGATGGGTACGTTCAAGCAGGCCGCACTTGGGTCCCAGCACAACGCTCAGCGTCAGGGGATCTACAAGCAGGAGGGTCGCTATGGCGAGTAACATCCCCGCATGGATGCAGCGGGCGTCTCAGAACGTCGTAGGGCACCCTGTGCGTACGCCTAAGCCTCGAACCAACACGATGCCTATGGACGCCTCAGCGGTGCAGTCCAAGGCCCTTAGGGCGCAAACTGCGGCCCAGTCCCACAACGTCTTCCGCCCCGATATCTACCGAGTCTCCGAAGGATACCTGAACTGATGGACGACCGCTTCGAGCATCACCCCCCGAAGGGTGATGCCACCATCGACAAGCATCAGGCTGCTCGCGTTGCGGCTGACGCTTTCTTCAACGTGATCAACGAGGTCGCGTCCACCTCCAGCCGAGAGAAGTCTGTCGCCATCACCAAGGTGGAAGAGGCTCTGTTCTGGCTCAATGCAGATATCGCGAGGAACCAGTAATGGCAGTCGCTAAGCCCGCGCAGAAGACGGCAGCCCCCGAAGGGCTGCTGAAGAAGGGGGCTATCGTCTCCCTCGAAAAGGGCGGACGTACGCTCACCGGCCTTGAGGTTCTCGACTGGGATGACAACTTCATCAAGTTCCGCTGGAGCATCCACGTCTCCCCGCAGACCGAGATCGTTCTCATCCCGTGGGGTAAGGTCGAGGCGATCGGACTGGAAGGTGAGCGGTGATGGCAGGTGCCCGGACTGCGGCCGGACGTTCGAAGACTGCACGTGCAAGGGGGGCTAACTGCTCCGGCACTTGCACCACCCGGGATCACCGTACCTACGGCGAATGCCTGAGGGCCAAGGGGATCCAGCTCTCGCCTCACGTCAACGGCGAGTACGGCAAGAAGCAGAAGACCTGGGATAAAGATCTAGATCACTATGAGTCTGCAATCCGGCAAGGGTTGCAGCCCAGCGGCACTCAGCGCTGGCAGGTAGACAAGGCGATAAGGGAGGCTGACAGTGGCTGAACTGCGAGTAGGACTAGAAGGCTTTACGGCTGGTAGTGCACCGGGTATCGTCTCCACGACGCTGCCTATCAGCATTTCACAGGGCGGCAACACCGCTAACGTCGCTGTCCCGGACGCCAACCTCGGGGCTATGCTCCTGGTTTCCACCGGTCAGCTTGTGGCTACCACCACGCTGAACGCGGTGACAGGCAACGCGACCGGTACCACGATGGACGCCGGTGCTGCTCACGCGAACGCGACTGTCGTCGGTGTGGGTACGTCCACGCTGACCGGGACGATCACCATCGAAGGCTCGCTCGACAACACCACTTGGGTGTCCACCGGCTCGACGGTGGCTCTTACCGCTGCGGCTACGGTTACCGCGACCAGCAGCGCCAAGGCATTCAGGTACTACCGGGCATCGCTGTCCGGAGCCGGTGGCGCTGGAGCGCTCACCGTTAAGATCATGGCTGACTAAGGAAGGTTCCCCCACCATGTTAGGAGAGTCA